TCAGGCGCCACTTTCATCTGAACAAGCCGCTGCAAGCCGGAGCAGTTGAGACGGGGTTTGCCCTTGGCTCGCTGGGTTATCCAGCATCCATAGATGCTGGGGATTAACGCGGCTGACCAGGTCGGCGCGGAACAGGGGCTCGCCTGCAGCGCTGAAGCTCCAGGCGACCAGTTCGGAGCAGAACCAGCAATCGTCTTCTTGCCAGTCGCGCCCGCGCAGGGCGATGCCGGCGACGCCGAGCCAGTCGTAAGGGCGACCGAGCTGGCTGGCGGCGGCGTCGAGTACGGCGTTGCGATCGCGTACCGAGAACTCGACCAGGGCGGCCTGGCTGGCCAGGCGCAGGCGCTCGGCCATAGGCTGGCGCACCACGCCGGCTGGGGCGACGGCACCGATCAGCTCGGGCACCGCGCCGCGGTCATCGACCAGATCCACATGCGACCATGTTGACCAGGTGCCCAGCCGGATGGCCAGACTGCCGAGGTGGCGGCGGCGGGTGAAGAGGACGCGGACGGTGGTCATGTCAGGCAGCCGGGTTGTTGCCGACGCCCGAGACTGCTGCTGCGATAGCAGCAACGGTCTGCTCGGCCAACTGCTGAGCCTGCTCAACCTCGCCGGCATCCATCAGCATGCGGATCTGTTCCTTGGCGGCCAGGCGGGTTTCGCGGATGACGTACAGCGCCTCGGTGTAGGCTGCTGCCTCGGCCAAGATGCTGTCCGCTGCCTGCTGCGCGGTGCGGCCGTTGATGGCCCAGGCGGCGACAGTGCGGGGCACCGTGTCCGCGGGATAGCCGGCTTCAGCGAAGGCCTGTGCCTCGATGCGGGCGTGGTCGTATTCGACTGCTCGCAGCGGGTCGCCAGCGACGCGGGATCGCGCGGCATCGGCGGCGGTGTCGATGCCGGTGCAGAGCTCGTCGGCCGAGGGCAGTGCGGAAATTGGTGCGGCGAACGTTCGTCCGTCATACGTCCAGCCTGGTGCTACCGCTGTGCCACACACAGTCCACTGCAACGCCGGATGAAACCGCCCCGCTGGGTCGATTTCCGTGAGTTCGGCCACGATACCGTTTTCAATTCTTGCCCACATAAGTTAACCCCACCGTACTTCGGCGATACCATCGCCACCATTGCCTGCGTTAGCACTGCCAATCGAGCCAGCGCCGCCGGAGCCATGCTTTCCATCCTCGCCAGCAGTCGCAGACGATTGCCGGGCGGCCCTGCCACCTCCCGATACAGCACTATCGCCGCCGTTACCGGCCGCGTAGGTTGAGGTGCCTATTGCCGCGACAGCCGCTGACCCAGGCGAGCCGCGGCGCCTAACCTTTCCTGCGATGCCGTCGCCGCCTGTGCCCCCCTGGCCTGCGGGGCTGGCCCCGTTGCCACCCGTTGCGGTGAGGTAAGTACCGATCGACGAGCTAGCGCCACTACTGCCGGACAGCCCAGAGCCTTGCCGAGGACCGCCTGCAGCAACTGTAACGGTCACGCTCGCCACACCTGTAAGGTCCAACGGCCCTTCATCAGTACCGCCACCGCCGCCACCGCCGCCGGCCGTATCGTTATTTCGCGAGCCGGAGCCACCAGAGCCTGTAACCGCGCCCCACGGCTTGACCCGGCCGCTGCGAAGAACCGCAGGAACTTGCCAGTTGAATACGCCGGGAACTTCCCAAGTGACGCAGCCAGACTGCAGGCTACCGGGTAGCTGCGCCTGCCCCACACACCACCACTTTCCACTGCCGTCACTGCGCAGGCGCAGGTAGTCGCCCGCGAAGAGCAGCTCCGTGCTGGCTTGGCCGGCGGCTTGGGCCGTGGCGTCGAGCATGAGCTTGTCGGTGCCGCTGGCAGCAATGATCAAGGCATTGGCGGTTGCGTCGACACGCCGAAGCAGGAAGTCGGCCGCCCCTGGGGCTGTGGACGCGGGCGGCAGGGTAAAGGTGCGGTTACCGCCGCTTGCATCAAGCAGGACCAGACCGGCATGGGCTACGGTTAGCAAGGTATCTGCGGCGAGCGTCGCTGTGCCGCCTCGGATAGCGCGCAATAGCTGCGCATTGTTCTGCTCGTCCGGGCTCAACCCTGCCGCCTGGATGACTTCGAGCAGCTCGTCGGTGACCGCGTTCGCCCAAGGCGCCGGGTCTCTCGACGCGGGGATGCCCAGCAGCGGGTTGCCGTCGGTGAACTTGCCGTTGAGCAGGTTCACGCCGGGCTCTGATTTGGGGTAGTCCATCAGTTTCCTCCGTAGGTAAATAGCAGGATGGAGCCGGCCGGCTTGCGCTTGTGCAGCACGCATTCGAGCTGGCTGTCGCCCCAGACCTGGTAGGGCTCGCCCATGGCGGCACGGCCGTGGCGGCGCTGGATGACCAGGCTCGCGGGCAGGTTGAGCTGCCAGGTGTCTTCCCAGTCCTCGCCTCCGTAGGGCTCGCCCATGCTGGCGCGGCCGTGGCGACGGGCCTGGTATTCGGTGATGGTGGCGTCGGGGTAGCCGAGCGCCTCGGCGAGCGCGAGGAAGTCCGGGCGGGATTGACCGCCCAGGCCGATGAGGCGCGCCAGAACAGCGGCCGAGCGTTCCTGGATGGTCTGCGCGCCCTGGATGCTGCATTCGTCCGGCAGGCCGAGGGCGGCTTCCCAGCGCTCCAGCGTCTCGAACGCCTCGCCGGCATCGGCTTCGCGGTAGAGGTCATCGGCGCGGTCGTGGGCGCGGGCCATCGCTTCGCCGAAGGCGCGCAGCAGGGTCTGCAGCAGGCTGTCCGGGTCCTGCGTCCAGGCGGCGCCGGGCGGCAGCAGCTGGCCGAGCAGGCGGCCGTAGTCAGCAGCGGTCACGCCCATGTGATGCCTCCGAAGGTCGGCATCTGGCCGGTGCCGTGCAGCAGGTCGGCCGTCGGGTAGAGCACCTCGTTGTCCGTCTCGCCACTGGCCAGGCTGACCGCCTCGCGGATGTGGCTGAGCAGGAGGGTGGCGCCGGGTGCGGCTTCGCGGCGGTGCAGGTCGCGCAGCTCGGCCTCGATGGCGGCGCGCACTTGCGGGGTGTTTGGCACTGCGCGGATCTGGTATTGCACCGGCGCTTCCACCGGAGGCAGCACGTAGACCGAGCGCCGGCCGGCCGGGCGCCGTTCGCCAATGTAGGCCTCGGCCACCTCCAGCACCTCGGCGCCGGGGATGGGGCTGTCCTGGTTGTCGCAGACCACGCGCACGACCACGCTGCCGGTGCCTTGCTCGTGCTCGGTGGCCCAGGCGCGGGTGATGGCGGTGTGCGACTCCAGCGCCCAGGTCTCGTAGTCGGCCAGCGTGCCACCCTGGGGTGGCTCAGCCATGCGGCGGTGCAGGCGATCGCGCAGTCCGGCGAGATCCTCCTGATCGGCGCCGCCGGTGAGGCCGTCGGCACCCACGGTAGCGGCGGACTGGATCCCCGCGACCGGGCTGACCAACGTCAGGCGGGCGCCGGCTGGCAGGTTGCCGGCGCTGCCCGCGGTCGCGGCATCGACTGCGACCTGGCCGGTGCTGGCGGTCAGGGTCAGGTCCTCGCGTACCGTATAGAGCTGGTCCTGGGTGAACTGCAGCGTGGTACCGGCGAGCAGCGTGCTGCCGGGTGTGCCGCTGATGGTGACCAGGCCGCCGGCCGCGGTGGCGGCGCGATACCAGAGCTTGAAGCGGCGGGCCCAGCGCTCGACGCCCTCGGCGTCGGCCAGCTCGTCCGGCAGGAAGTTGCGGTAGCGGTAGTCGATGTGGGCGTGCAGCCCCTGCACCGCGCCGGCCAGGGCGAAGGCGAGCACACCCAGGGTGCTGCGGCGGGTGCGCGCTTCGGTGCCCGGCAGGTGCGCCTCTATGTCGGCGGAGATCTGCTGGCGAGTGGTGTTCAGGTCAGGGATGGAGAACGCCATCAGTGAGCCTCCCAGAGGGTATCGAACTGGTGGTTTTCGGTGCGGCCGTCACGCCGGTGGATGGTCAACTGCAGGCGCAGCCAGCCGCGACGCGGGACGCTGGCGGTCACTTCGGTGCGCGCGGCGATGCCGTCTTCGAGCGTCCAGGCGATGCTTTCCTGGCCGTACTCACGGGCCCGGCGCAGGGTTTCGGCGATCTCTTTCTCGCGGCCGAGCAGCCAGAGGCGCGAGCCGATCTGGTCACCGCCCACGTCAGGCCAGGCATCGCCCGGCCAGCCGCGGCGGTCGGAGCCGCCGCCGGGCAGGGCGTCCTCGGCGCGGGCGCGGCGATCGGAGAACAGGCTGATGACGGCAGGGGTCTGCAGGCCGTGATCGAGGGCGAGGTCGTTGCCGTCGAGCACCAGGTCGGCGCCGAGGCCGTCCCAGCGCAGGGCGATGTCGGTCATTGCGGGCCTCCGGTGGTGCCGCCGCTGTCGCCAGGGTGCTTGTGGCCGGTCAGGCTGATGCCCGCCGCGATCTGGTCGCCGGCCGACTCGATGCGGCCGGTGGTGGTGATGAGCGGCGTCTCGAAGCGGGCGGCCTCGCTGGCCTTGACGGTGAAGACGCGGGTCACGACCTCGATGGTGTTGCCACGCTTGAAGTGCAGCTTGTCGCCCTCGTCGGTGTAGATGGCCACCTCGCCAGGCTCCAGCGCGGTGAGGCGAAAGCGGCGATCACCGCAGGAGACCACCACGCTGTGCGCCCGATGGCCACCGACGGCCAGCACCAGGGCCTCGGCACCGGGTAGCGGATGGGCCGTGAAGCCGTAGGGCTGCCAGTGCTCGATGCCGTCGAGGGTTTCCTCGGCCAGCAGCTTGACCTGCAGCGCCTGCATCTTGGCCGCGTCGTTGACCAGGGTGACGACGGCGCGGCTGACCAGGTGGGCCAGGCCGCGGCGCAGCGGGCGCAGCATGCGATCAATACCAGGCATCGGTCGCCTCCGGCTCGGGTTGCACCACAAGGGCGAAGGCTTCTTTCGGCATCACGGTCAGCTCGCAGCGTTCGCCCTGGTCGTCGAGCTGGTAGGCCACCTCGGTGACCAGGCGCTCGGCGCCGCGCAGGTACTGGTAGGCGTCGTAGACGGGGACGAGGCTGTTGGCGCGCCAGATCTCGCCGTTGCTCTGCCGGTAGCCGGCCAGGGTGTAGCTCACCGACTGCGAGCGGCCCCAGCGCACGTTGCGTTCCCAGGTGACCTGGTCGCGGGCGGCCTTGCCGTCGATGGGACCATCGGCGATGAGCGTCAGCGGGCGGTGCCGGGTGACGCGGCTGTCGCGGGCGCGGGCCAGCACAGCGGCGGCCTGCTCGCCGAAGAAGTCGTCGGAGCCGGTGGCCTGACCCTTGAGGCTGTATTGGCTGAAGACGTCGGTGCGGTCGCGGTTGCCGCTGGCCTGCAGGATGTTCTCGCCGAGCACCAGGGCGTCGTGCGCGCGGTACTGTCCGGCGCGAGTGATGATGAGGTTGCCGCGGCCGTCGGTGACCAGCAGCACGCCACGGATGCGCGCGGCCTGGTCGAGCATCTCGAACACGCTTTCGCCATCGTTCGGCTTGAGACTGCGGAACGGCGCATTGGCGCCGGCCTGGTCGATGACGGCGATGCCAAAGGGCGCGCACAGCTCGCGCGCAACGTCGACCAGCCCACGGCCGATGAACTGCGTCGGCGGCGCCGAACAGTCGACTAGGTCGGCGGTCTTGTCGCGGCCGCTGACGCTCACGCTGTGGCTGTTCGCGTCATAGCTCGGGCTGACGCGGTCGATGTAGCCGGTGATCAGCAGCTCGCCGTCGTAGTGCAATGTGCAGGGCGCGCCCTCGGGGATCTCGCGGCGGCTGGCCTGGCCGGCCCAGCGCTCGGTCAGCTCCAGTTCGAAGCTGCCGGCCAGCTGCTGCATGCCCAGGCCAATGCGGTAGCGCTTCCAGCCGCCCCACTGCTGGTTGCCGATGGTGAGCAGGACGTCAGGCATCTTTGAGCACCTCCAGCGCCTGGCCGCCGGGCACGAAGCCCGGATGCGCGATACGGTTGCGCGCGACGATCTCGCCGGCACGGCTGGCGTCGCCGTAGAGGCGGTGGGCGATGACCAGCGCCGGCATGGTGGCGCCCGGCGTGAAGCGGGTAAGCGGGGCCAGCGACGCTGAGCGGCGGTTGAGGTCGGCGACCAGCGCGGTGGTCAGGCCGGCCAGCGCGCGGTAGCGCTCGGGGCTGGCCTGCAGTTGTTGGCGGTCCAGTTCGGCGACCAGGACGTCGCGGGTTTCGACGGCCTCTTCGCGGTTGTTGTAGGTCAGGCCGGGCAGCACCTGGGTGCTCTCGCTGGCCGGGCTACTGGTGGCGGTCGAGCCGTTGACCGGCGCCGACGCCGCCAGCGGCCGGCCGGTGGCCAGGCGCGCGGCCTCGGCGACCGCGGCGCGCTCGATGAGGGTATAGATCGCCGCCTGGTTGGTGGCCTGCTGGGCGCGGGCCGGGGTGACGTAGCCGCTGCCGCGCACGGATTTGGCCTTGCTGCCCAGGCCGAACAGCGAGGTGAGCGCCTGGAACGCCCCGAACGGGCTGAGGCTGCTGGTCATGCCGCGCACGAGCCCGAGCAGCCCCATGCCGAGGTTGCCCGGCGAGAGGATCAGCGACGAGATCGAGCCGGTGAAGCGCCCGAGTAGGGTGCCGAACTGGCCGCCCTGGGCGAGCAGCCCACCGCCGGAGAGTATGCCGCTGGTGATGCCGTTGAGCTTGCTCATCGCCAGGTTGGCATAGCCCTGGGCGGTGCTGTAGAGCCCGCCGACCTGGTCCATCGCCATGCTGGCCCAGCCCTGGGCCGTCTCGAAGGCATCGCCGAGAAAGCCGGTAGCCGTGCCCAGCGCGGCCTCGGCGTGCTCGGCCACGCTGCTGGCAAAGCCGAGCACGCCCCATTTGTCCTCGAACTCTTCCAGGGCCTCGGCCTGCACCAGGTCGGCAGCAGAGTTGACCGCGGCGCCGGCGAGCGGCTGGCTGTCGGGGCGCGGCTTGTCGCCGGCCTCGACGAAGTTCTGGGTGATGCGCGCCAGGCCGCCCTGGTCGAGGCTCTCCTCGATGCTGTAGTCGCCGAGCGGAGCCACGTACAGCTCGCCGTAGAACGGGTGCATCAGCGTGCCGGGGCCGGAAGCTTCCAGCGCCTCGATCAGCTGATCACGCTGGGCCATGTAGTCGGTACCGATGACGGTCATCACCAGGTTGAACTGGCGCGCCTTGCGGCCCATGTCCTGGGTGCTTGGGGTGTCGCGCAGCGGGAACTCGTCCAGCACCGTGCGACGGCCGCCCGTGCGGGTGGCGCTCTTGAGGTGGAAGGGGACGCCGCGGAATGCGCCGGGGCGGTAGTCGTCGCGCCAAGCCATGTCAGCCTCCTGCCCTTGTACGGCCGGTGAGGACAGTCATGCCCAGGCCGTCGCTGTTCATCTGGGTGACGCGGGCCTTGGGCTCGCCCTCGATGCGGATGGTCAGCTCGGAGGCGGCGGCCTTGTTGTTCGCGGCGATCGCATTGCGGGCGTCTTCGCTGAAGGGTGAGATGGCGTAGGCCACGGCCTTGCCGATGGCATCACCCACAGCAGTGCCATCGATCAGGTAGTCGTTGAGCAGTGTGCCGACGCCATAGCCTGCGGCGCCCGCACCTGCAACGGCGGCGCCTGCGGTTGCCATGGCGCCGGAGCCCATGGCAGGCAACGCCGTCACTGAGGTACCTAGCAGCGACTTGAGCCACGTCATCGTCTTTGGGCTGACCAGGTCGCCGGCTGTGTCGGCCAGCTTTTCGGCGGCGCCGAGATTGCCGCCAAGGCTGTCGGCCGGCATGTTGACGACGTACACCGGCTGCACGCCAGCCGCCTCTTCCAGGGCCTTGCCGGTTGCAACGCCGGCTGCAGTGCTGCCGAACTTGCCAGCCAGGCCTTTGATGGCTTTGCCGCCATAGCGCGCCGCGCCGAACAGTCCCGCGGCGCCTGCAGCACCGCCCAGCAGCATGTCCTTGCCGTCCAGGCCGAGGCCGCCGTTTTCCTTGCTGTCCATGCCCCACTTGATGAGGCCGCTCAGGGTGTCGTTGACCGGCTTGGCGAATTCGTCAGCGGCTTCGCGCAGCGCGCCCTTGAGGCGGTTGGTCTGGTCGACGGCGTTGCCGATTGCGTCTGGCAGGTCACGGGCGATGGTGCCGCTGGCGTCGCGGACCTCAGCAAAGACCTGGTCCAGCTTGCCCAGCGAGTTGCCATCGAGCAGGGTCTTAAGGCCGCGCTGGGTGTCCAGGTCAGTCTTGCCGAACGCGTTGTTGATGAATTTGAAGCGCTGCGCGTCGGTGCCCAGCTTGTCGTATTTGGCCTTGATGTCGCTGATGACTTCGAGCGCATCGCGGCGCGAGCCATCCTTGTCGAAGAACTTTACGCCCGTGGCCTTCTGCGCGCCCTTCATGTAGTTCGCATTGGTGAATACGCGCAGGGTGCTGTCAGTGAGCGTGGCCAGGCGTTCAGCGTTGGGCTCAACCAGCGATAGCGTTTCGACCAGCGCTAGGGTCTGGTCGAGGCTCAGGTTGGAAGATTTGGCGCTGCTGCCGACGCGGGCGAAGATGTCCGGCAGGTTCTCCAGCTCGGCGTTGCCGGCGCGGCCGGCGACCACCATCTTGTCCAGCAGCAGGCGGGCTTCTTCGGTCTTGCTAAGGTCGATGTCGAACTGGGTGGCGGCCACGCCCATGGCTTTGGCCAACGCATCGGCGTTTGTCTTGGAGACGGCCAACGTCTCGGCCATGGGGGCGACGGTGGCGGTTGCTTGGGCGATGCCCAGGCCCCCGGCGATCAGGGCATCCACGCCGCCCTTGAGTTCGTCCACGCCCTGGCCAGTGGCGATCTGGGCATCCATCAGGCTCTGGCGTAGCAGATCCGCCTCGGCCGCAGTGGCGCCTGCAGTGAGCTGCAGCTGCTTGAGGTCCTTGTCCAGCTGGGCCGATTGCATGCCCACCGCAATGGCGGACACGCCCAGGCCCAACTGCGCGAGCTTGCCCTCGACCGAACCCGCAAAACGTCCGAGCGCGTCCAGCTCGCCCTTGGCGGCGGCGCCGAACTTCTTCAGACCTGTTTCGCCCTTACTCAGCCCGCCCATCAGGCGGGTGACATCGGCGGTCAGGCGAAGGGCCAGATTGAGGTCGCGGTTGCTCATGCTTTTTTAGTCAGGTTGCCCAGGTAGTGGAGGAACTCAGCCGGCGGCAGCGCGAGAATCTGCTCGCGCGACCAGCCGTGACGCAGGGCGATCAGCTGGACGGCGTCCCAGTGATGGCGGAGCCGTCCGTTGCGCCGTTTCCCATGTCGTCGAGCTTGATCTGCGCCTGGCGCAAGGCGGAGAAGTCGCCGCGCTTCTTGACCATGGCCACCACGAACGGCCCCTTGAACTCGTCGCCCTGGTCGTTGGTGACGCGGGTCAGCTGGCGCACGGCGAGCTGGGCGCTGTAGTGGATGGCGTTGGTCGGTCCGCCGGACTCGACCTCCGCTTCGATCATGTCGGCGAGCAGGGCCTCGCGCATGTCGAAGCGGGTGTAGGTGGTACCGGCGATGACCACGCCGTGGGGAAAGCTGCCGCTGGTGGTGAGCTGTTGCATGTCTGTTCCTTACAGTTGCACGGCCGGCTGGCCGCTGAATTTGAGGGCGACGTCCTTGCCGACGCTGACGGCGTCGACGGTGAAGGCATCGCGGATGACCCAGCCCTTGCCCGTGTCGGACTCGAACACGACGTTGGCCCCGGTGAGGTTGCGCAGCTCCTCGATGTCCAGGTCCTGCTTGAGCGGGACGGTGCAGTTGAGTTCGGGTGCGGCGGTGGCCTCGGAATAGCCGACGGTGCCGTCGTCCAGCGCCTCCGGGGTCCGGGCGACGCCGCCCAGGTTCAGGGTGGCTCCCTCGCGGGTGGCGATGCGCTTGCCGTTGTAGGTGATGGTGGCGCGACCGTGGTGCTGCATGGGGCCTCCTTACAGGCGGTACTGCACGGCCGCGGCGAAGATGTCGAACTGGTTGACCAGGTTCGGCGTCAGCACGGCGTTCATGCGGTTGGGGTTCTGGGTGGAACGCTTGAGGATCAGGTCGCGCTTGAAGCCTTCCAGGTCCTCGAGCACGCCGTCTTCCTTGGCCAGCTTCTCGGCTTCGGCGATCAGCGTGGCGCGCACCGTGGTCGGTGTGGCGTAGGCCTGGCCGGGAATGGCCACGTCGCCCAGCTTGTGGCGCGGGTAGTCGCGGGCGACGGCGGCGTTGAAGCGGAAGCGGATGAAGTCCGCGGTCCACTTGGTTTCCAGGCGCAGCAGCGCGATGTCCGGCAGGCCGAAGCTGTTGACCTGGTAGTTGGTGATGATGGTCTCGATCAGCACCTGGCCGCCGGCATCGACGGTGAAGGTGCTGATGCCGTCGAACAGCAGCAGGTTGCGCTCAGGGCGCATGAAGCGGCTCTTCTCCGGCGGCGGCAGTACGCCCGGCAGCTCCAGGCTGCGAAACGGCCTTGCAGGATCATTGGCACCGGAGAACTCGGCGACCGTGGCCCAGACGGCCGCGGCCACCCAGGGCGCGGTCGGCATGTCGTACAGGCCCAGGGTGCTGAGGTGCGGCGAATTGCGCTCGCTGCCCCAGGTGGTGAGCGCGGCGTGGTTGCCGACCTTGGCGTTGAATACGTGGCCGGTGAGCACGTCCATCGGGCCGAAGCGCGCGGCCATGTCGCTTTCCAGGGCGGTGAGGTTGGCGCCGTCCAGGTAGGGGCAGACGATGCTGTAGTACTGGGTGCCGGCGATGGCATCGAGCACGGGCTGCACCGAGGGGTTGGCGGTGCCGCCGGTCATGGCGGCGATCGCCACGGTCAGCCCGGCCGGCGTCTGCTCGCCGTAGTAGTTCAGGCGCAGGTCCAGGTCGTTGCCGGTTTCGCCCTTCCAGCGGCAAGTCAGGGTCACCACACCGAGCGCGGCGACCGCGGTGACGGGCAGGTCGGTGTCGGCGTTGATGGCGTCGGCCAGGCGCGAAGCGATCGCGTTGAGTGCATCGCCGGCCACGACCATGGCGCGCACGACCTTGCCGCCCACGTAGAGCGCCAGGGTGCCGCTGGTGGTCGGGCTGCCGGTCAGCGTGATGCTACCGGTAGCAGCAATGCCGGCTGCGTCATCATCCAGGGCGATGGCCCAGAGGTCGACGTAGTCACTGGCGCCACGCGCGGCCTTGGCCATGCCGTGCAGCATGCTGCCCTGGCCGAACGCCTGCGCTGCCTGGTCGCCAGCCTGGCTGCCCAGGCGCATGGCGACGCCGGCCGGGGCGGTGCCGCTGGCCAGGCGCTGGCCGATGAGCAGCAGGCGCCGCTCCATCACCGCGCCGCCGCTGACTGCCTTGCTCGGGTCGATCTCGATGTAGATGCCCGGTACCCGGATGTTGTCCGGGACTTCGTTGAAGCTGACGTTCTCAGCCATGCTCTTTTACTCCTTGCTGGCCGCCGGCTTGGCGGCTTTCGGCGGGGTGCCGAGCTTCACGGATGCATCCGCCATGCGTCGGCGCCAGTAGGTATCGAGCACCACATGGTCGCCTTCGGGCTTTAGGTGGCCGCCCAGCGGGTGGCGGACCTTGAGGCCCTCGGCGGGCACCAGGAATACGGGTTGGCTCATGAGCCCTCCTGCGGGTTGATGTGCGAGTGCAGATCCGGGGCAGGCTCTGCGTGGTCTTCAGCGGCCCAGCGCTGGCGATCGGCTGCGGTGGCGAAGGGCTGGATGTCCAGGTCGGCGTGGAATTCGAGGAAGTCGGCGAGGTTCACCGCCTCCTTCTGCGGCGGGTCGACATCGGCCTGGATCAGCACCAGGGCGACATGCAGGCCCTGGTCGCGCAAGGCGTCGTCCTGCATGAACTGGTAGCGGGTGACTTCCCAGCTGGCATCTCCGGCCACGCCGCCGTGTAGCTCGGCGATGGCGGCGTCGAGCATCTCGTAGAGGCCGATGACTTTGCCGTCGCCATGGCGCGCGGCCTGGTGGCTGCGGGCGTTGCGCGCGACCAGCACGACGACGAACTGCGGTGTGGCCAGCGCCTGGCTCAACGTGCCGTCCATGGCCACCACGTAGGCGGCCGGTGCGTCCACGCCCCAGCGCTTGACCAGGTCCTTGTCCGGTGTGTCGGGCAGGCTGTCGACGGCGCGCAGGCGCGAGCCCAGCGGGCTGGCCTTGAGCAGTTCGATCAGCTGGGTTTCGAGATGGCCGAGCATCAGGCACCCCCCGGCGCGCTCTGGCGCACCAGGTTGGCAAGGTGGTTCTCGACCAGGTCGAGAATGTCCTGGCGATCGCCATCGGAGATCCCGAGGAAAGGTCGCGCCGGGATGCTGACCTGGCGCTTGGTCGACCAGCGATCGCCGATACGAAAGCGCAGCCCGCCAGCGGCCTTGGCGCGGATGGTGCCGCCAAACTGGTGGATGGCGGCGTAGATGCGGTTGACGCCCCAGACGGCCGAGCGTTGGTTGGCATAGCTGCTGATGGAGTCGGCCAGGTGACCGTCGCGTGTCAGCGTCTTGCCGCCAGTGGCCTGCACACGCAGGCTGGGCTTCCAGCGCTCGCCGTCCGGGCCGGTCTGGCTGCGGAAGCGCTCGCGGGTGCTGTTCTCGCCGAGAAAGGCGATGTCCTGGAGCAGTGGCTGCGGGTCGCCGCCGATGCGGCGGATCTGCTGGAACAGGCGCTGGACCTGCGGCAGGTTGTGGGCAATGCGAATGCTGACGGCCATCAGATGAACCCCTGGCTACGATCACGGGCGAACACCAAGCCACCGCTGACCATCTCGGCGCCGGCCGAGGGCTGCGCGGTGCTGCCGTCGCTGGCCAGGCCCAGCTGGACCTTGCCGGCGGCGACGTGCTCCAGGAAGCGGATGGAGTCCTGGTAAAGCGCTTTCACCTGGTCGGGCGCGGCGTCGTCGAACAGCACGAAGCGGGCGATCTGGCAGGCGATGCGTTCCAGGACGTCGGGTGTCTGGCTGAGCGGCAGCTGGTAGCGGCCGCCCAGGTAGGTGTCGATGGTTTGCTCGGCGTCGCCCAGGGCGCGCTCGACCTTGGCCAGCGCCGCGGCAGCCGCGGCCTGCTCATCAGGCAAGAAGCCGGAGAGGTCACCCGCCGAGGCGGCGATGCGCAGCAGCTCACCGTCCACCAGGGGCGGCAGGCTGGCATCGGCACGCTGGGCGATCTCGTCCGCGTTGTAGCGGGCGAGCAGCTGGAGGGCGCTGGCGTAAGGCATGGCAGTTACTCAGCAGGCGTAAAGGTGCAGTGCTCGACCTTGAGCAGCGGGTCGGCTTCCAGCGCGGCGAGTTGCTCGTCGCTCAGCACGCCCTTGGCAAAGCCCTGGCCGCCCTGGTCGAAGCAGAAGCCGGCACGGCAGCGGCGACCGACCGTGGCGCGCACGTAGACGCCCTCGATCTCGGTTGCTGCCTCAGGCTGCTTGTCATTGCCGGCGGGTGCGGCAGGCTCGCCCGGAGCCGGAGCCGGAGCCGGAGCCGGAGCCTGGCCTTCGGTGGTGGTGGTCGAGGTGGTAGCAGCGGGCTGCTGGTCGGTACCCGGTGCTGGCGCCGTCGATTCGGTCGTTGAGTCCGGCGTGGTTTCCGGGGTCGCCTGCACGGTCGAAGACGCTGGCGGCTCGGTGACGGGCGCCGATTGCGATGGCTTCGGGGCGGCGGGTTTCTTCGCGGCCATGTGTCAAATCTCCTGCAAAGTGGCCGTCCGTGGCCGTGGCGATCAGTTCACCCAGGCGCTGTCGAGGATCTCGACCAGGCCGTAGTTGGGGTTGGTGGCGCCGCCTGCGAGGCGCTCGATGCCGACTACCGCCTGCGCCGCGGCGCGCAGATTGGTAGGTACCACCAGCAGCGTCGGCTTGAGGTTGAGCGGGCGGCCGCCATCGGCCTCGAATCCGCGCATGGCGTCGTAGGCTTCCTGGAAGCTGGCGGCGTCCAGGGGCTTGGTCGAGCGAACAGCCATCTGCCAGAAGCCGAAGCCGGCGTTGTTGCGCGCCCGCACGCCGTAGCGGAATTCGTCAGCGGTGAAGACCTGCTCGTCGTCGAGCTTGGTCATGCTGGTGAATTCGGGCTTGGTGCGTTCCTGGTAGATCAGCGGCTTGAGCGCGCGGCTGGTGTCCAGCAGGTACCAGGCCGGGCCCGGATCGACGGCCGGGGCAAAGCTGTTGGCCACGGTGGCGGCGACGCCCGTGCCGTCCACGTTCGGGTAGACCGGGTGATCGGTGTCGAAGAAGTTCTGGCCGTCGAAGCACAGGCTGGTGTGGCCAGCCTTGAGCAACGCGAAGACCAGCTCGTCCGGGTGGTAGCCGGCGGCGCGGCCCATCTCGGCGAACAGCGGGCTGTAGATGCCGACGTTGTCGTCCTCAATGTCAGTGCGTTTCACGCCGACGGTGGATTCGAACAGCTTGTTGGTGATCTGGTAGCCCTGCGCGGCCATGTCCTTGACCACGCGATCGCCGACCCACTCGCGCAGCTGCGGGAACTGGCCGAGCCAGCCGTAGGTGTTGCCGGCCGAGGTGGACGGAACGACGGTGGCGAGCTTCTTGAACTCGCTCGGCGCGGCTTGCAGGGCACCCTGGAAGCTGGCCTGAAAGCCGGTGCGTAGCGCGACCAGCAGGGCGGGGGTAATGACGGCCATTTATCAGGCTCCTTTGGCTTGGGCGAAGGCTTCGGGCGAGAGGCCGGTCAGCGCGGCGGCTTGCAGCTCCACGTCGGAGAGGCCGTGGGGGTTGTCCTGCGGCTGGCGGCCATCGGTCTGGCGACCCTTGAGCGCGGCGATCGCGGGGGTTTTCTCCAGGTAGCCCTTAAGCGCGGCGAGGTTGGTCTGGCCCAGCTCACGCGCCCAGCTCTCTTGGGCCGGCAGCAGGCGGCCGTCTTCAAGCCCGGCTTTCACCAGCTGGCCGACTTCGCCTTCCACCTGGTTGGCCTTGAGCGCGGCGATGTCCTGCTTGAGCGCCTCGACCACCGCGATCGGAGCGAACTTGGCCGGGTCCGGCTTGCGTTCGGCCTTGAGGGCTGCGAGCGACTGCTGCAGGTCGTCCGCCTTGGATGCGTTGGCCTTCAGCGCAGTGAGCGCGGTCTGGATATCTTCATCGCTGGCGTCCGAAGACAGGCCCAGCGCCTCGATCAGTTGTTCTCGGTTCACACGTTGGTTCTCCTGTGCGGAAGGGGCGGCCGGGATGGCCAGTTCGAAGCGGGCAGCCGCCAGCGCTGGCAGGGAGGCCATGCCGTCGAGTGCGGGGTAGTTAGTGAGGCCGACATGCAGCAGCTCCAAGACTTCGCCGGTCTGCTTGTCGTAGGTGAAGACGGGGGACAGGTAGCGGTATTCGCGCGCCGCCAGCATTTCGCTGGCCTTGTCGGTCCAGTCCACACCAGTGGCGAACAGGCCCTGGCCTTCACGCCACTCCAGGCCGCTGCCGGAGAACCAAGCGGCGGCCGGCGCCGGCAGGCCGTTCTCGGCGCTGTTCAGGGTCTGGTGCTCGTAGTCGATGACGACGTCGGTGGCGCGGGCTGCGGCTTTCGCGATCAGCCGCTGGGCGACCTGGGCGTCGATGAACCAGGCGCCGGCCGCCACATCACGCGGGCGACCGTCGCGGGCCTTGAAGGCGCCGACCGGGAAGAGCTGGATGGCCGGACCCTCCGCCTGGATCTCGAAGATGCAGGCGGCGATCGCGGCGGTGGGGGAGGCTTTGGTCTTCATGCCGCCAGTGTCGGCGGCATGGCTTGGCTAGTGCAGAGTGAGGGGGTTCAGTGGGGACTTAGATCGAGCCGACGTCCAGGAATACCTGTCCTGTCTCGTTATGGACCAGTTGAACTTCAACGTTGGCAAGTACCAGATCGCGGAAGCCACCATCGCAATGAAAGACGTAAGGGTTGGTTTCACTAACGGCGCATTCGCCAAAGCCGATACGGTACTCCCGCTGGTATCGGTACGCAGTTGATTTGCAGCGTGCAGACCAATGGATGCTCTCGTCTTTATATGCGACTTCCTGCGCCCACACTGGCTTATCAGTATGCTGCTTGATTCGATCTATGAAGGCACTCGCATGGTAAGCCGGCACAAAGGCGTAGTGCCGCCCGAACTCCTGCTTCATCCTGGCGAGGTCGGCCTTCAGGGCTTCCACATCTTCCTCTAGCTCTGGCAAACGAAGGCAGAACCAGCAGGTGAGCCATGAATCTCCGCCTTCCCTCTGCAATGTTAGGGCCTCCAGGTCCGAGATGGGGATATGGTGCCCATTGATGTGAAGCTCGATGTCGGCGTCTCCCCGGCACTGACGCCAGGACATGACACAGCTTTCATTGCGGTCGCCTTGCCCCTCCGTAGACGACCGTCGATAGATCTCGGGCGTCTGGCAGTGCACGCATCCATCGAGAAGCAGTTCCAGATATTCTGGATTGTGGAAAAACTTAATCAGACCTAAAAACTGGTTGGCTTCCATGCTTTGCTCCCGGTCGGCACTTAATCTTGGTGAAGATGATACCGTTAGAAGGCCGTTAGACGATCCGCTAAGCATCTCTGACGCTTAATCCCTCACACGGTAGCAGCGCAACACCAATCGCCTCGCCAGCGCCCTCGCCAGCGCCCCTCGCTTTTTTACCGCAGCACCCGCACCAAACTGCGAACCACCACGGCCACGCCAGACCGCTCAACCGTCAGCATCAGCACTGACCCATCGGCCTGTTGCAGGCGGTAAACCAGGCCGCCGTCTTCCTGTCGGGTCGGCGTGCCGGTGTCGAGGATCTGCTGCACCAGGGCGTAGTCCTCGATCACCACGTTGGGCTGGTTGGCCAACTGATCGAGCAGGACCGCCTCGGCCAGCAGTACGACCGTCGCCTGGGTGCCGAGCTGCTGGAGGTCGGACGGGTTGAGGCAGGCCAAGGGGAAGCGCCCAGCGGGCTTGCGGTACCACTCGGCGAATGCTTCGCCCTGCACCAAGTCGGCGATGGCTGAACGGGCGACGGCCGTCGGAGCGGCTTCGAGCTTATCGACCAGGTGCTGCACGAGGCTGCCGCGTCGGCCGCCCGGTGGGTAGTGGAAGGCCGGATGCACGCCGGCCGGGATCTGCTGGACCTCGCCGGTGCGGGCGTTGACGTAGGGCGCGGTGGGGACCTCGGGCGACTCGCTGACCTCAAGCCCGCGGCGCTGCAGCTGGGCGGCGGTCATGGGGATCGCCCGGCACTTGCAGCCCCATTCCTTGACGGGCATATGGCTCTGCCAGAACGGATCGTCCACTGGCAGCACGAGGCCGTCCCAGGCCTTGTGCTGCAGGCGCGGATTTTCCGAGTTGCCGCCGTCGTACTGCAGGTAGGGGAAGCTGGCCTTGCGCGCCTGGATGCGCTCCCACTGGCCCTCGCTGTGGGCGGTACGCAGGTTGGTGTCGTAGATGACCTTGAGCCGGCGCGGGCTGCCCAGCTGGACATCGCGCACTTCGCCAGTGAGCGGGTCCTGCCGGGTCTGCCGGCCCCACCAGCCTTTTTGCTGCAGGGTTGGGATGAGGCGCTTCTGGAAGTCCTGCAAGGTGGTGCCTTCGGCCAGGGCGCGGTCGACCTCGGCGCGGATGTCTTGGAGCAGGTCCAGCTGCATGGCTTTGGCCACGGTGAACGCGGCCTGATGCTGGGCCTGCCAGACGTCGCGGTAGTCGAAGCCAACGGCGTAACCCTTCTGGCGGAAGTAGGCGATCGCCTCTTCGGGTGGCAGCGCCTGCAGCTCGGCCATCAGACGGCTCCAGTCCGGCCGGCCAGGTGGCCGGCGAACATGCCCTGGGCGATCAGCTCGACGAGTTGGCTGGCATCGAGGTCGGGGATGACCTCTGGCAGGCGCTCGCGGAATTCCTCCAGGCTCTTGCACTGGGCAAGCAGCTGCTGCACCGGCTCGGCCATACGGGCGACGGGCTGCCACTGGCCGGCGAGCTGCTCGGCCAGGTCATCGAGCGGGTCGACCTCGGGGGCGGCCTTGAGCGCGGCGACTCGGGCGGCGGCGGTCGGCTTGGGCTCGGCTGCAGGTGCGCCGAGCACGGCGTCATCCTTGCCGGGCTGCGGGATGCGCAGCTTCTCGTGCGCCCAGGCGACAGGGATCTGCATACCGGCTTCCACCAGCTTGGGCAGCGCCTCGGCGTAAGCCCCCATGTCTTCGGCTTCGAGCAGATCGAACTGGAAGCGCGGCAGGCGGCGCGGGTCGCGGTCGCCGCCGCGGTTGAGTACCAGGAGCGGATAGAGCAGGTACTGCCGCAGGGTGGTCGCGACTTGTTTGGCATCGCTCTTGAGCAGGTCATGGCGCACTTCGTTGTGCACGTTGCCCAATGCATTGGTGCTGCTCTTGCCGTCGGCCTGGCTGGTGAGGGTGCCGCCGAGCACGGCTTTGGACATGCTCTTTTCCGCCCACTGGACCATCCAGTCGAACGGGTCGTGGGTGCCCTTGGCCGCTTCCTTGAAGTCGATGGCCATGCCTTCGGGGATGATGCCGGCGGCGTTGTGGCCGATGTTGACCACGGCGCGCAGCAGGGTGGACTTCTCATCGCTGGAAGCGCCGGCCGGGTATTTGCCCAGGCGCACGGGCAGGCCGTAGATCTCCAGGAACTCGGCGAGATCCCGAACGGCGTAGTTCTTGAACAGGTACGGCCAGGCCAGCACGCGGTAGAGGCCGCCGCGCGCCACATAGCCGGACTTGGCCTTGTGCTGGTGGACGATCCAGCCGAAAGGGTTGAGCGCCTCACCCTCGGCGCTGCCGTCGCGCAGGCGCAGCTCGTTGCGGGTGGCCATGTCCAGCTGGAACCAGGACGCCTCGCGGTAGTTGAAGGCGGCAGGCAGCCACTCGCGGCCCAGGCGCTGCCAGTCCAGCTCGATGCAGGAAAATCCCTTGCCGATCGCATCGAGCAGATCGAACAGCAGATCCTCGAAGTCGGGCAGATCCTGCAGGACTTCGTTGAGCCAGTCGGCCTCGGCCTGTTCGGCGGCACTGGGGTCGCGCGGTGGCAGCACGGCCCAGTCAACGGTGGTCAGCGCGCGGCGGCGCTTGCCCATCTCGGCGAGCAGGTGGGCGTCTTTCTCTTCCATGTCCTGGAACAGCTCGCACTGCGCCTTGATGTCACCGCGCTCGGCAGCCTGCAGGATGCTCGCCAGGCGCGGCGGGGTCAGCCCGCTTGAGGGGTGTTCGGCGTACTCAGCATGCAGCGTGGCGAGGCGGGAGGTCTGCTGTTCGCGCAGCACCTCCTTCTCGAAGGGCCTGCCGTGGATGTCTACGATTGCCATGAATGCTCCTACCAGGCGCCTTGCCAGTTGCCGGGTTGATCTTCGTCGCCGCTTGCCCAGCGGTCGGTCTTGGGCGGTGCGGGTGTGTATTCGATGGGGGCGGCCGGGGTGCGGCTGGCAGCATGGGCCAGCACGCCCGCGACAGCGGCGTCGCCGTGGCGCTTGCCGCCGCCTTTCTCGGTGGTGCGGCTGTCCGGTACGCGCGGCACGCCCTTAATGACCTTGAGGGCGCGGTAGTCGTCGACGGTGTCCTTGTCGGCCGGCAGGTCATAGAGGGTGCCGTCTTCGAGCGCGGCCTTGAACGGGGGCATGTTGTCGCGGTACCAGCCCTCGGTGAGCATGACCTGGTCGATGCGTGTGTGGCCGTAACGCACGGCCGCCGCTTCGGCGATCGCCTGGCCGTTGCCGCGGGCGTCGTTCTTGCCGCCGAGGAAGTTGGGCAGCCGGTCGACGATGAAGAACAGGATCTGCTCCTGCTGCTTGAAGGGCACGTTGCGCAGCTCGACCTGGAAGGCCTGGCGGCGGCGCAGGTCCTGCTGCTGCAGCAGCGGCACGATGACGGACAGGTCACCGCTGCGGCCGAAGTCCATGCCATAGAAGCTGCGTGCCTCACGTGGCATCTGCTCCAGTAGCGGCAGCAGCTCACGCTCGCACCAGGACAGCGAGTCGGCCAGGCGTAGCTGCTCGGCGATGGTCTCGTAGCCCTGTGGGTAGGCCAGGCGCAGCACAGGCACTTCGCGGCTTGTGCGCTGCTCCAGGAGCGCAAGCGAGAGGTAGGCGCCGCCGCCCTGGCTGGGCACGCAGTCGAGTTCTTCTTCTGCGGCGTCGCCGTAAAAGTCGTACACGTCCTTGACCCAGGCGGCCTGTTCATCGGCCGTCCAGGGAATGCCTTTGCGCAGGCACACGCGCTCATACAGACCCTGCTCAACGGCTTCGCGGAACGTTGTGCGGAACAGCAGGCCCTTGCGCTTGCCGGCGCGGATCTCCTCGATCAGCTCGTTGAACGGGTTGTCGGTGCCATCGTGGGTGCTGATGACGTGCACCTCACCGCCCCAGATCAGCAGCGCCAGTGCGGCCTTGAGCAGCTCGGCCAGGTCCTGGTGGAACGCCGCTTCGTCGATCACCACCACACCCTGGCGACCGCGCAGGTTGGACGGGCGACTGGTGAGCGCGGTGATGCGAAAGCCCGACGGGAAGCTGATGGTGTAGGTCTTGATGTGCTTGTCGGGGTCCTCGTCCGGCCAGATGCCTTCCTCGATCTCGCCGGCCGCGTAGTTGAAGGCCCGCGCCCACATGGCGCATGCCTGGATGTATTCGACCGTCATGTCCTGGTTGTAGCCGAGGTAGTAAACGGTCTGGCCGCCAGCACTGCGCGCCGAGGCAGCGACCAGGACGTTATCTGCCGCCTCGGCCCAGGTGAGGCCAATACGGCGCGATTTCTCGCCGACTTTGAGCGGTGAGCGCAGGCCGATCCAGTTCTTCTGGTAGTCGAGCAGGACGGCCGGGATGTCGAGGGCGGCTGTGTTGTCCAGGACTGGTGGCATATTCATGCGGCAAGCCGTCCAGTGGTAGGCTCGCGGTGCCAAATAACATGCGAGGGAGTGGCGCAATGCTGGATATGTTGAGCGGTGCGTTGGCCAGTGCGAAGACGGCCAGCGAGATGGGTAAAACAATCCTTGAGTTGCGCGATGGCGAGAAAATCAGGGCGGCGGTATTTGAGCTTCGCAGCCAGCTGATGGAGCTGCAGCAGCATGTACTGGATGCCAAGGAAGAGCAGCTGCGTCTGCTCGAACGCAATGCAGAGCTGGAAACGCGCTTGGCTGACAAGGCTGCAGAGGATCAGTTGCGGGCGCGCTATCGTTTGCTTCAGCTCGATGGTGGCAGCTTCGCGTATGTGCTTAGGCACGAGTCCCATGGTGATGAGCCTCTGCACTACCTTTGCGCTACCTGCTACGTGGATCATCGGCACGTAATCCTTCAACCAGCGGGCTCCAATTTCTGGACAGGTTACAAATGCCCTGCTTGTGAAACAGTCATTACTGTTACCTCTCGCCCCACAGCGGGCCCTAGCATTGATATCTGTTGAGGTCACCGCGCCACCCCCAGAATCTCCCGGCGGATCTCGGCCACGGTCTCGGCGTCCAGACCGCCCTTCTTGGCGATCTTCTCCACCTCACCGGCGGCCGCTTCGGCCTTGGCGCGCACCTCGGCCTGCCACTTCTTCTGCGCGATGCTGGCCTTGCCCAGCTCGGCCACGGCCTTGGCGACCTTGGGTAGGTCGATCTGGTCGCCATCGGTCATCAGCAGCTTGAACAGGTGTTCCTGGACGAGGCGCATCAGCGCTTCGTTGACTGCCCCTTCCTCATCCGGGGCAGCGGCAACCACGGCGCGGGCCTGCTCGCTGGCCATCTTCAACGCTGACAGCCGCTCCTCGAAGTTCTGCCCGTAGCGGTGCAAAGCGCTCTTGCTGATGGCGAAGCCGCGCTCGGTCAGCTCCGCCGACAGGGCCTCGTAGTCGCTGAAGTTGTTCTCGGCCAGGGCGTGGTCGAGCCATGCCTTGACCTCGGCCGGGAGCGTGGCGACCTTGCTGCGCGGCGGCATGTCAGCTCCAGTACTTTTCGGGGCGGGCGATGCCGGGGCGGCAGTCGACGGTGTATTCGGCGATGTCCACGCCGTAATGAGTCAGGCCGCAGATCCACGGGCCGGATGGCTGCTTGTTGAGCGTGACCAGGCTACGGTCGGCGAGGTAGTCCAGTTCGCGGCGCAGCTCCAGCGGCGTGGAGTCCGGGTAGATGCCTTGGATGGTGGAGAGCACCACCGCCTCATGCGGGTCGACCGGGCGGGATTTGTTCAGGGTCAGCAGGATGTACCAGCGCAGGCTTTCCCGGCGGGCTTTGTCGGCATCAATCATGGCGCGCTCCTTTGAGCAGGACGTTTTCGAACTTGAGGGCCAGGCCATCGAGCTTGGCCTCGATCACTGACTGGCTGCGCACGAAGTCTTCGCGGCGCACGTACTCCAGCGGCAGGTCGGCCTGGAAGCGCATGAAGGCGCGCTCCAGCTGCTTGACCGCTTCGGCTTCCTTGTCCTGGCGATCGAGTAACTTGGCGAAGCTCTCTTCCCAGTGGCGGCTGGCGCTCTTGCGGGCGTCATCCTGCGCTGCAAAGCGATCGGCCAGGCGCTTCTCGAACTGGGTCAGCAGCAGCTTGACCAAGGCCGTGACGACAGTGGCGAAGAAGGTCAGCAGGCCGGCGGCCCAGCCGATCAGCTGGCTGAGTTCCATTTGCATGGTCATGGCGTGGCGACCTCCCTGGCGCTGAGCAAGCCGGTCACCTGGCTGGCGAGGCCACGGGCCCAGCGGCCGTAGTCCTGGGCATGGGCAAGAATGTCGGCCGGGGTGACGCCGCTTTCCAGTAGTTCGGCGTCAGTGCCGGGGGCGGCCCAGGGGGCTGGCCCAGCAGGGCCGGTAACGGGGCCTGCCAGGGCTCCGGGCACACCGAGGGCGGCGTTGTAGTCGCGCAGCCAGCCAATAGTGAACACGCAGCGAGGGGCAGGCTGAGGCGCTTGAGCAGGCGAGGGACGATAGTGTGCAGTGACATGGCCGATGCGGCCCTCCAGTTCGGTGACTTGCATGGCGTGGCCAGCCTGATCGGCGAGCAGCTGCGCCTCGGCCGCATTGGCGCGGGTGACTTGCTGCTGCAGGGCAATGCGGGACTCATGCGCGGCCATGGCGGCAGACTCGGCATGGGCGGTGCGCTCGCGCTGCAGGTCTGCGCTGCCGGTGGCGGCGGCATAGCGATAGCCCATGCCATAGCCGACGCCCATACCGGCGGCACCGCATACGAGGCAGGCCAGCAGGGCGACTAGCACGCCGGTCGGCAGGGTGTAGAGACGATCAAGCATGGCGGCGTGCCCTCCGTTGGCGGCGGGCTTTACGCGCGGCACGGCGCGCAGCGGCGACGCCCGACCTGCCAGGCCGCTCCGGCGGAAACGGAACCAGGAAGTGGCAACTGGGCACCCACAGGCGCGGGGTGGTGAAGAGGTGGTCCAGGAAGCGCAGCAGGCGGCCGATCATGCGCGCACCGCCTGGTGCGTCATCACCCGCAGCACGGCGTTGATCACCGGCAGCCCGACAGCCACGGCGGTGTACAGGCTGACCGGTAGGTGCGGCTGCAGCATGCCGGTACCGGACTCCAGCGCCACCAGCCCCGCGGCGATCGCATTGATCCACAGCGTGCGGCTGCGGCTCCAGTGCTTGCAGTCAGCCATGGCGCATGCCCTCCAGGATGCCGGCCAGCGCCAGGCCTTCGGCGATCAGCGAGTCGCCGTACCAGTTGCCGCCGGGCAGAGGGCCAGGCCCGTTCTCGTGACGAACGATGGCCTGCACTAGGGCGCGCATGGTGGCGAAGTCGTAAACGTCGACCGTCTCGTCGTCAGGGCCGATGCCGAGCGCCTTGGCGACCTGTTTGGCATAGGCGTCCGTGTTGTTTTCATGCGCCGGAGCCCAGCGCTCGATGATCTCGCGGACGCTGTCGATGCGGCTGCCATCGCGGGCGCGCCGTGCGTCCTGGTAGGTGATGAGCGTGCGTGCAATGGCGCGAATGCCCCACACCGGGTGGCTGAAGACGATGAAGCGGCTATCGGCCTGTGCCACGGCCATGCCCTGCCAGCGGGTGCCGTTGCGCTCGATGTTGCCGGGGTTGTAGTTGCGAATACCGCGGGGCTGCTTGCGGGTCATGCGGACTCCTTTTGACCGATGGCTGCCCGCAGCTCGGCCAGGCGCGCACGGCCGACCTCCGGGCGCGATTGCTTGATGTCGGATATGCGCCGGATGGGCTTCAGAGGTGCGGGGTCGGCAGCGGCTGCCTTGCGGTGCAACTCGCGGTTGGCCTGGACGGCGTCAAGGCGCGCTTGGATGCGGGCGATGCCTTCCTTGGCCATGGTCCGGGCGATGGGCCGCAGATCGATCGGGCAGCGTTCGAAGATTTCACGCTGGCGGGCCACGTCCGGGTACGCATCGACGATGGCCTGGGCGAATTGGCGGGCGTGGCGCAGGGGGCGCTTGGGGGCTTCGATATCCATGCCGCCATGTTCGGCGGCAGCGGGATATCAGTGGATTCTGAGGGGGTTCAGTAGATACAAGAAGCCCCGCATGGAGCGGGGCTTTGGGTCAGAAATCTTTAAGCGAAAGATCGGGGTTGGCAATGGCTGCTTCGCACGCAGCAATGTCCTCCTGCCAGCGCCTCTGATCATACGTTGCTGCCTCGCCTTTGTAGCCTCCCACGGCGCAGGTCGTCGCATAGGCCTGCACATCGATCATTGCCTGCCGGCAATCGCCGTACGGGAACAGCGCGCGATACTTCAGGTGATCGTCTGGCCACTGCTCAATTGCTGCATCGGCTTGCTTGGCTGCTTGATGGAGCTTCGGTACAGCCCGTGCGACGCAGAGTTCGGTGACTTCATTACGCAGGTCCTTGGCAGCCTGGAACAGCCCCTTGGCCATAGAGGCGGCCTCGCTGTCGGTGTAGACGCTCTCGATTTCGGCCAAGGCTAGCGCGGGGACGAGGAGCGCGATGGCTAGAATTATGGACTTCTTCATGTACACCTCCATATGCGAAAAGCCCCGCGGCCGGGGCTTCGAAAGACTTAGTCGATCAGTGAAACAGGTCGCCAGTTGCATCAGGGCCGGGCTGTTTGAGGATCTCCCACACCCGCCGATCCGACAGCCCGTTGCTTCGGGCCAGCTCGGCGACCAGGGTGTTGGCGCTGACGCCTTCACGCACGCCTTGCTCGAACTGGCGGTTGATCTCCAGATCGCGCAGGCGACGCAGGGCGGCGGAACAGCGGGGGATGTAGAGCGGCATGTTGGCCCAGCGCTCGACCATGATGTTGGCGGCGCGTTCGCCGATGACTTCGACCAGGGCGGCGTGGCGGATGACGCCGAGGCGACGCACACCCTTGGCGACGGTCCAGGTAGTACCGCCAAGTTCTTCGACCAGGCGTTGTGTCGCCGGCAGGCCGATGGCCTCGGCTAGCTCCTGAATCTGCCGAGGCAGTAGGGCTTTCACCTGGTCGAGTTGCATGGCTAGGTTGGTCTCCCGTGGCGTTCGGCATCGTATGCGAAGGCAGCGACCAGGCGTTGTAACTGGCCACTATCTAGCCATTCTACCCGTTCAACCTTGAACATTCGCAAGGCCATCGCATCGGCGTAGGCCCAGGGCCGCCCCGCCTCGGCGAGAAAGGCCTCTATCTTGCCGGTCAGCGCCTTGCGATCGGGTGTTGGCTTGGGTTGCCGACCGGCCTTGCGCGCGGGTGCTGGTTGCCAGCCCAGGCGCTGGAACTCGGCGATGACCAGGCTGACCTGCCGCCGGTTGAGGTCCTTGGCCGAACGCACGCCAGCGACACGCGCCAGCAGCGCGCGATAGGTTTCATCGTCCAGGCCGAGCTGGGCTTTGGCGATGTGGATCTTGGCCAGGCTCATTGGACCTTCCTCCGCTGGCGGTACTCATTGGAGCAGGCGCGGCACCAGGCATCCAGCAGGCCGCCTGGACGGGAATGGAAGAACTCCGTATCGGCTGGCCAGTATTCGTCGCAGCGAGGGCAGTGGCGTTCTACCCCATACCAGACCTCGCGCTGCTTGGGTGGGCGTGGCGTGACGGCTTGGACGTTCATCGTAGGTTCCTCGGGTCCATGGCCTTCGCAAAGCTGGCCGGGTCGGTCTGGGCCAGCTTGGCCAGGTAGCGGATGCCAAGCGTCAGCGCTTCGGCGTCCTCCTCGAAACCGCCACGGCTGCGCACCAGGTCGAGGTCGGCGCGGGTGCCGCCGTAGATCTCCAGCTTGAGGGTTTCAGCCTGCATCGCCTGTCGGTGCTGAGCGATGCGCTGGCGGCGGTTTGTCTGGCGCTCGCGGGCCAGGCGGCGCTTGCGATCGGTAGGCGTCTCGTGGCTCATGCGGCGGGCTCCAGGAGGGTCATGGCCATGGCGGCCACGTCAGCCGCGTAGAGGTAGCGCGGTTCCTCGGTTTCGTAGCCGGCGTCGGCGATGGCCAGCTCGGCGTACCCGAAGCATGGGTAGAAGGCTGGCTCGGTCGGTGCGTTGTAGGCCTGGCGCAAGCTGATGCCGGCCAGGCGCTCGACCCAGGCGGCCCACTCGGCGCGGTTGCGTAACAGGTGCATAGTTCCTCGGCTGCTCATCAGTACCAGGCAACCACGCCTGGCAGACCAGCCCCGACTACGGCGGGGTGGTTTCGCTTAGTTCAGTGCCAGCGTTTGCGTACCTGCCACGCCGTGATTCAGCTGGACGCCGCTGGCTGCACGAACACCGTTGGCGGCGTCGTTAAGGGCGCGATCGCTGAGCCGGCCCTTGCTGGCGTTGCGGTCTTTGGCTGTGCCGTTCTGCAGCTCGGGGTGGTGCTTCTGGATATAGGCCTCGACAGCGGCTGATGGCGCCGCGCTGCCGGCGAACTCCTGCACCTTGGTACGCACCGCCCAGACCCAGGCGTCGCAGAACATGTCGGCGCGCTTGGTCTTGGTGGCCGGCTTGCAGCGCTTGAGGGTGTCGGCCATGTAGTCGCGGCGCGCCTGGCGGACCTGGCGCAACAGCAGGGTCATGGCGTAGCCGGCGATCTCGGCCATCTCGCCGACGAACGACCAGTTGCCAGGGCCTGCGATGAAGATGACGCGGCAGCTGTAGGCCCGCGCAACAGTACCGGCCAGGCTCGCTTCCCACTGCGGCGGCGTGACCTTGGAGCCGCTGCGCGCAGCGACTTCCATGACGTCAGCCATCAGCACGTCGGCTTCACCGACCTGGTACTTCTCCATCAGAGCACGCGCCTGGCGCATTGCGGCGGCGGCTTCGTGGGGGTTACTGCTTGCGGCGAGCCGCAGGCACTTCTTGATCTTTTCCAGGGCCTTCTTGTGGTCCATTGCTTCCTCGGCTGCTCATCAGTACCGGGCCACCACGCCCGGCAGACCGCCCCGGCCAGGCCGGGGCGGTTTCGCTTAGGGGTTCAGGGTCTCGCTGAGGGCCTTGGTCTCGACGAACTTGATCTGCCGCTTGGCGGGTATTTCCATCGGGTAACCGGTGGCGGGATTGCGACCGCTCCGGGCGGCGCGCTCGGCTGGCTTGAGCTTGCCCAGGCCCGGCAGAGGCACGTCGAAGCCGCGCTTGAAGGCGCGCGTGGCGACGGCGCCGAACTGCTCCAGGACGGCAGCGACCTGGGTCTTGCTGATCGGCGTGCCGGTGGCGCCGAGTTCCTGGGTGATGGTGTCGATCAGCTCTTTCTTGGTGACGGTCATGAGTGGTGCTCCGTGGTTAGTGCAGGGTTGGTTTCGGGGTGCTGGGGCTACGGGCTGCCTTGCATTCCTCGCAGTCGCAGGGTTCTTCCTTGCTCTGGGCGATCTTCGAGACCACCTTCGGCAGGACGCCGAACAGGCCCTGGGCGAGCAGGCCAGCTTTGCTATCGCTGGCAGCGGGCCCGGCCATGGCGATGGAGATGCCGTCGCCTTCGTCTTTGATGGTGATGATGTACTCGGCCATGGGGCCTCCTAGCGTTGGCGGCAGGCGATGCCGTGCTGACGGCAGAGCTGGCGCAGGTCTTTCTCGTGGATGTTCAGGCTCTCGGCCATTTCCTTGGGGGTGCGACCCAGGAGGGCCCAGGCGCGGATCAGCGCCACAGGGCTTGGCGTGGCCGGTGCCGGCTGGGCGATACGCCCGACCGGCAGTTTGGCCTTGGCTGGCTTCGGCGCTGCAGGCGCTGGCGTCGGCTCGGCCTGCTCGAACAGGTGGGCGTAGACCGGCGTGCGGCGCGGGTTGATGACGAAGGGCTCGGGGCCGTCGAGCATCTTGGCGCCGACCTGCTCGATCTCACCGCCGCGGGCCAGAAAGGCCTCGGTCGCGGCGGCGATCCGGCGGCTTTCGGCCTCCAGCTCCGGTGAGCGCGCGGGCAGCGCGCAAAGGGTGCGGGCGTGCATGTCAGCATCCCTCCTTCAGATCGCTCAGTTCGCGGTATGCGTCTTCCGCCTTGTCGCCACTGATGACGGCGATCAGGAACTTCCGGTCGCCGGCGAGGCCGAGCGTGACGATGTCGAAGGTGTCCGATACATCACGTTGCTCAGCGTCTTCGAGAAGCTCCAGAACCGTGGTTTTTTGCCACTCCATTTTGGTCAGTAGTCCCATCTCACACCCCCGCAATGTCGAGGCTGATCGGGCGGTACTGGTCGCCGTCTTCCTCGCGTTCGTAGACGCGCAGGTATTCCTTGGAGCCGACCACCTGGCAGGCTTCGCCGATGGCCTTCATCGCGCGCTGCCAGCGCTCGTCGGCGATCTCCAGGCGGCGCAGGGCGAGCACGCGGGCGGTGCGGATCTCGCCCTTGGTGTCGGTGCGGAAGGCGTCATTGACCAGGGTGACGACCTCGGGGCGGGCGCCTTCGGTCCAGTCGCGCAGGCATTCGTCGATCAGTGCGCGGGCGGCCTGCAGACGCTCGTCCAGGACGATGCTTTCCTGCACTGCGAGCTGGATCTTGTAGCGGCCGTCGAAGCTGAGCAGGGTGACGTTGCCCTTCTTGCCGCCCACGCGGGCGCCGTATTCCTCAAAGCTCATCTCGATGAAGGCCTTGATGTCACCGAAGGCCACCTGGCGGAAGTCGCGCAGTTCGCCGTTGAGTTCGCTGGCGCGGTCGACCAGTTGGCGCACCAGGCGGTCGCGCTCCAGGTCGATCGGCTTTATAAGGATTTCCGGTACCAGACGGCCTTGAGCGTCTTTCCGGTAGTCCGCAGGGATCTGTTGAGTGGTCATTTCGTGGGTACTCCTTAGTGTTGGGTTGCCCATTCTTCGGGGCGGCTGTAGCTGATGGCTTCGCGCCATTCGATGGTTACGCCCATGAAGAGGGCGGTGTACTTGGTGCTGCCGGCACTGGCCGAGCGGGTGAAGCCCTGCAGCACGCGCTGGTTGAGCAGACGCCGCGCATCGTCCGGGTTGATCGTCAGGCGATGGCCGGACGGGTCGAAGTGATGCAGCCGCACCTCCATGCGGCGCAGGGCGCGGGCGGCTTCGTTGAAGCTCTGCAGGCGGCCAGCCAGCGCAGGGGTGAGGACCTTGAGGCTGTGTTCAACGGCGGTTTGCATGGCGGCTCTCCTGCGCTTGGCAGTTCGGGTTGTGCGGGCAGTGCTGGCAGGCTTTCCAGTGCTGCATGGCCAATGGGTTGTGGGTGGGCGCTGGCTTTTCGCGGAATGCTTGGCACTGCACGACGGTGATGGTCGCTTCCAGCGCTGGGCATTCGAGCCGGCCAAGGGCGTCCATCACCCGTCGTTCCACGCCTGCCGTACTGCGCGACGGGTAGCAGTTGCGCAGCACGGTGCTGACGGTGGCGCGGTTCATGCCGATGCGCTTGGCGGCGGCAGTCATGTTGCTGCGCGCCACTTCGGCATCGAGCAGGCGAACCCACAGGGGTGGCTCAGTGCCCCACGCGCTGATGCGTTCGGTTAGCTGGCTCATACGCGGGCACTCTCCATTGGGCTGGGTTTAGGCCTGTGTACGTAAACGATCTCGCCCAGGTTGGCGTCGAAGAGCTGGCCGTTGCGTTGCACCATTGGTGGTTTGGGGCCGGTGTACTTTCCTGGCAGCAAGCGGTAGCGGGAGCAGCGGCCCTTCGGCCCGCTCTTGCTCTGCGCGATCGCCGCTACATAGCCCGCACGCTGCAGCCATAGCAGGTAGGCATATGCGGTTTTTGGTGTGGTGGGCACCGAGGCCGAGGCTTGCTCCGCCAGTTCCTCGGCGCTGATTTCGCCCAGGATGCGTAGCGTTCGCCACATGGCCTCAGTCCCGAGACCGCTGACGCGGGTTGTGCCCTTGCGAGTGATCGCCGGAGCCTCGACGCCACAGTCCTTGACCAGACGCAGGAACTGTTCGGCGCCGCGCAGTGGTTTGGTACTGACGGCTTCGATGTAGCCGGCTCGTTTCAACGCGTTGAGGTAATAGCGAACGGTCTCCAGGTCTAGGTCGACCGCCCACGCTACGTTTTGCACCGTGAAGTTACGTTTTTCGGCTCGCAGGACTTCCCATATCCGCTGCCGATTGTCTTTGAGGCCGTTCATTTCCAGATTGATTGGCCTACGTCCGCCCGCCATTACGCACGCTTCCGAGCAGGAGCTTCGCCGGTGAACCAGGCACGACCGAGTTGCTTCCATTGCGCCAGGCTGACCGCCTGCAGGCCGATGGCTTCGGCTTCACCCTGGATGCGGTAGAGGTTGACCGCGACGCGGCGCAGGCAGCCGCGTACGGCATCGCGTAGATCTTCGAGAAGATCGTCACTCAAGTGCAGTTCCGGGTAGCTGGAGCGCGCTAGCGTCTGCATGTCTTCAAGGGTGGCCGGCTGAGCGGGCACCCATTCCAATACGCGGTTGTGCAGGCGTTCCAGGCGGGCCAGGCTCGCCGGCACGCGTTCCTCGCCGATCAGTACCAGGGTGCCCTGACTGGCGTTGTAGATGTCGGTGATGATGTTGGCCACGGACTTGTCCAACAGATACTGGACGTCGTCGACGATCAGCGGTCGGCCGCTGCGCGACAGCTGTTCGGCGACCTGATCAACCATTTCCGACATGTTGCGCGCCGGGGTGATGGCCATCTCGCGCAGTACGGCAGTCAGAAACGCCTTCTTGGTCCAGGTATCACGACACTCGACGTAATACGCACGGTAGCGGTTAGCAGCCCAGGCTGCGCCGACCGATTTACCAAGGCCGCTTGGGCCGTACATGGCAATCAGGCCGGGCAGACCGAGCGGACGCGCCTGCGCTCGCTCAATGGCGCTGGTAAGTAGGCCGACGTTAGTCAGCGGTACGATCTTGGTTACACTCATTACTGCTCTCCTTGTTGGCCTCCCCCGAGGCCGGTTGTGTTACGCGTGGACCTGTTGGCTCGGGTCCGCGTCGAACAAGTCACGCATCGAGGTGAATTCGGTACGGCTCGGGTAGTGCCCGTGCCAGCGCGCCTCGTGCTCTGTCAGTTGCTCGCCTTCACGCAGACGAGCGTCCAGTTGCTTCCAGAGGCGGTAGCGCGCAACGCTGTCGCCGGGGAGCTGGAAGGTGTTCAGCTCCTCGATCTGCAGGGCAGCGTGTTGGCGGGCCGCTGCCATTTCTTCGTGGCTGAGCTGGGCGCTCGGCGCGCTGCTCGGCGCCAGCAGCTCGACTCGCTTGCCGGTAAGGGTTTCGAGCTTGTCCAGAGCGCGGGCCATCTGGCCCTGCTCGCGCTTCTCGTAGGCCTGCTCGATAAGTGGCTTGGGCATGTAGTCGCTGGCATTGCCGTCGACCAGGGCTTCGCCGAGCAGCTCCCCCTCCAGGGTCCGAACCCAGATGCGCGAGGCGTCCCGCACGTCGTAGGCGATGCGGACTTCTTCGCCGTGCAACTCGCGCAGGTCGCTCATGAAGTAGCGCTGGCCGGCCCAGGCGATCTCGCCGCGCACGGTCTTGCGGATGACTTGCGGTCGGAACAGGTCATTGACCAGGTCGACGGGTGCCAGCAGCGGTTGCCATCCCTCGCCGAGAGCAGCGTCCCAGGCTTCGTTCGGGCTCTGGTGGCGCAGCTTGCCGGTGTGCGGATCGCGTACCTTTGGCAGCCCGCGATGGGGCTTTTGGTTGTAGGTCTCGATCTCGAACTCGACCCCGGCCATGAACTCGCCGAAGGTTGGAATGAGCCGGGTGCTACCGGTTTCGCGCAGTTGCTTGCGGCTGAGGCGGTGCACCTTGGTGCCGGCGTGCTTGTCCATGTCGGCGCCGATATAGCTGGGCAGCTTTTTGGCGGAGTTCACCCAGACGGTCTGGTGGGCGCGCTCGATTAGCCCGCGAGCCTGGCTGTTGTAAGGCAGTGCGTGGGTCATGGTGCCGCCGAGGCGATCGACCACTTCCCGCACGGTGTCGTTGGCAAAGCCGGAGCCGTTGTCGACGTAGAAGATGGCGAACATGCCGCCGCGCTGGACTGCGTCGCGTAGTGCGTCCATCACGCCGATGGTGGATTCCGCTTCGCCAATGCTGATGCCAAGGATGCGCCGGGTGGCCACGTCGATGACCGTGGTGGTTTCCGGGCGGTACGGCTTGCCGGTGCGCGGGTTGAGGACTTCGGCGTCGAACTTGTGACCGTCCGCCGTGTAGACGTCGCAGGGCATTAGGCTCTTGGTGCTGCGGCGCTTGAATGGCTGCAGCGCCTTGAGTTCCTGCGGGGTCCGCCGGCCTGTTTCGCGGGCTTCGGGGCTCAGCTTGTTCAGGAAGCGACGCACCTGGTGGATGCTCGGCCGCTCGCCCTGGCACTTGCCGGCGTACTCGGCATAGGCCGCCTCGACGCTGGGCTTGGTCGGCCGTTGATAGCAGCGCAGGAAGTCTGCGGCCCAGTCAGGCACGGCCATATCTTTCTGCCGACGTGCAGGAGCGAGCGCGGTTTCGCCATGCTTGCGGTAGTCCGACAGCCAGCGCTTGAGGGTGCGCTCGGACAGGCTGCGGTCTTCGGTCTTGCGGTCGTTGGCACGGCTGACGCGCTCGTCCAGGTAGGGACTGAGTTCGCCGGTTTTGGCCAAGCCGACGAGTGTTTCGATTGCCCGTTGCTGGGTGACGACCTGGCTCATGCGCTCGATTTCACGCACGAAAGCCAACCGCGCGGTCATGACGTCGCGTTGGGAATCGCTCAAGCGTGACGCGGATTTCCTGTCACGCTCGGTCGGATTCGCCACCGAATTCGACACGGGCTCAGCGGCTTCTGTAGGGGCATTCGCATTGACGTTTGCGGCCAGCAGAGCTGACTGGGTCTCGGGTGGCAGGACTGCAAAGGCGTATTCGATCGCCTTGCTGCCGAGGCGGCGTTGGCCTTCCCAGCCGTTACGAACTGCCATGGCCTTAACGTTGCGATCCGTTCCGGGCATGCCGGGCAGACCAGCAAGCTCTTGTGCAGTAAACCAATTACGCATGGCTCACCTCGACTCGAAACCTGGCGATGCTTGAGGCAGTGCTCATCCTTCGGCCCTCGTACGGTTTCTAACGTGTTTTGCCTTATGGCCTGCGGTATTCTTTTCGCCACGTGGAGCGGAGCGCTCGGCACGATTAGGACGATCACGGAGGGGGGAACCATTCGGTTTCCAGCGATCGGGCCAAAGGTCTACAGGATGAAGATCGAGAGCATTGGCGATAGCGCGTTCCATGCGTGGGTAGGGCATGCGCTTTGCCTTTTTCACAGCTGCGTCGGAGACGCCTTGTTCGCGGGCCAACTTGGCCAGCGAAGTGCCGCGGATGCGGAGCTGGTACTTGATCCATTCCCAGCGAAGGGATGGGTCGGACGGGACATCGCTTCTGTTCATGCTGAATTTCCATTTCAAACCACCTGGCAGGGTGGTTTTTTAGGCTTGCTAACGTTACCAACGGAACAAAGCCTAACGCGGAAATAAGCGTATAGCAATCGGATAAAAAAGCATCCGATGCATTTTTATAGGTGTCTTGCGCGTATTTATGAATAAGTCGAGTGAAATCAATGGGTTATGAGGAATCGGATAAAACGGATGCCGGCTCCCTTCGTCATCCGATTGCCTCTGCGTCAATCGGATGCTTCAGGGATCGGCTCAAGACCGTGATGGGAACGATGGGGGCGCGCGCATTTGCGCGCACTTGCGGTCTATCCGAAGGCGCGATACGCAGTTATCTGAGTGGTGAGACATATCCGACCTTGGATCGTCTGGAGCTGATTGCTGCCGCTCACGATGTGGCGCCGGTTTGGCTTGCGTTTGGTCAGGCCGATCGCGTTACTGACATCGAGGAGAGCGACTACGTCTATATCCCGCTCTACGACGCGCGCTGCAGTGCAGGGCACGGCTCGTGGAATGAGAACTGTCGCGTGCTAACGCAGCTGGCGTTCACCAGATACAGCCTGCGTAAGAAGGGGCTTGATCCCGCACGCCTGTCGGCTATTCGTGTCGATGGAGATTCGATGGAGGGGCTGTTGAGCGACGGCGACACGGTCATGATCGACCACAGCCGGAATGCCCTGGAGGGTGAGGCCGTCTACGTGATCCGCCTGGACGACCACCTATACGCTAAGCGTCTGCAGCGCCAGTTCGATGGCTCGGTCCAGATCATCAGCGAGAACAAGGCTTACCAGAACATGATGGTGCCGAAGGACCGCCTGCCAGAGCTGGAGATCGTCGGTCGCGTGGTCTGGGCTGGTGGCTGGATGATTTGA